TAGATAACTCTATTATAATTGTTGACGAATGCCAGAATATGAATGACATGGAAATTAACAGTATAATGACAAGAGTAGGACATAGTTCAAAAATCATATTTTGTGGAGATTATAGACAAACAGACTTATATAAGAGTAATGACAAATCAGGACTTAAAAAGTTCATACAAATAGCAGAGGATATGCCCTCATTTGGAACAGTAGAATTTGGACCAGAAGACATAGTTAGGTCAGATTTAGTCAAAGAATACATACTAGCAAGGGTAAAATACGAAGATAAATTTGAAAATAATTGAAAAAATGCTTGACTTTTGGTCCTAAAGAGTGCATAATGTATGTATATTAAATAAAAAAGTGAGGAAATTAATATGGAAAAAGAGCTAAATACACTACTAAAGGCAATAGCAGAAGACTACAGACGTTGGAATACAGCTTCTAAAAGAGCTAATGATTTTAGTTTTGACGTAGATGAAAAAGTTGCTGAATTTGAAGCAGGACTTGAAATTAAAAAAGGCCGTAAATTCATTAAAATCTTATGTGAAAACAGAGTTTGGGGTTTCGTTAACTTAACTCACGAAAGATTCCGTGAAGGCGATATCCTAAAAGCAGCAGGTTACAATGCTCCAGCTCTTAATAGACCAAGAGGCAACATTTTTGAAAACTATAGCGTTGCTTGGACTGGACCACATTATATAGCTGGATACTCAGCAGGTGGTTCTAGAGAAGATGGTCTTAATAGAGGCAACTCTCGAACTGTGATAAATAAATAATAATAGGACTTTTATTATGTTTAATCATTTACCGATTGATATTGAAACTATCAAACGAACGAATACTCCTAATGGACGGAGATATGTAACACCAACAGGTGAACTTTATCCGTCTGTTACGACGATTCTTTCTCATAAAACGAAACCATTCATACAACAATGGAGGAAACGAGTGGGTGCAAAAACTGCAGATAAAATATCAAGGCAGGCATCTACACGAGGTACTTCCATTCATAAATTGTGTGAAAACGCATTAAACAATCTACCTGAAGAAACAGATAGGTTGAGTCTTTTAGATCAAGAAATGTATTCAGAATTTCGTCCTCTATTAAATGGTATTGATAATATACATGCACTAGAAGCAAAATTATATTCCGACCATTTACGACTTGCTGGTCAAGTGGATTGTATTGCAGAATATAATGGCAAATTATCTGTAATAGATTTTAAGACATCTAAGAAAAGAAAAACAAGATCACAATGCTATAATTACTTTATACAATGTTCAGCTTATGCTATTATGTTTGAGGAAAGAACAGGAATACCTGTTGACCAAACTGTAATTTTAATGGCACAAGAAGATGACGGTCCTGCTGTTTGGGTAGAAACAAGAGATGAATTTGTACCTAAACTTATTGAAGCAAGAGACGCATACGAAGAACATTTGAGTAATGTATAGTTTCCAAAAAAATTTTTTAACTGAAAAAGAATGTTCTGAAACTATAACATGGTTTGAGAATAATGGTGAATACATAGATGCTGAAATTAGCAACTATGCCAATTCTGCTGGTGGAGGAGTAGATACAAAACAACGCTCAGGTAAAATTATATTCATGAGGAATAAAACATTTCCTGCACAAGATAAAATTATAAAAAGAACAGAAAAGTATGCAAAAGAAAAAGGCATTAAATTAAATGCTGGAGAAGTAGATTGGCAATTTGCCAAATACACTACTGGAGACCATTTTCAAATGCACCGGGATATGTACCCGTCCTATCAGACACATGTTACGACTCCTATATGTAGAAAAATTTCGTTGTCTGTACAATTAAGTGATCCTGAAACATATGAAGGAGGGACATTTAGAATGGAAATTACACCAGGGGTAGTTACACATGGACCTACAGAGTTAGGTTCTCTCTTATTATTCCCTAGTTATTACAATCATAGCATATCGGAAATAACTTCAGGTACCCGTTATTCTTTAATAGGATGGTATCGTGGACCTTTTTGGACTTAGAACTCTTATAAATAAAACGATGCAAAACTGACTTTGCATCTAGGAGTAAAGATGAAAAGAATACTAAGTATTCTTCCTTTCATTTTTATCGTAGGATGTGCTTCAGTAGCGACCGGTATAGACACAGCAAGAAACGTAGCCGCAACCACAATAGCAACAGCAACATCAGCTGGTGCAAGCATGGTTGGAGCTGTGGCAAAAGATGTTTCCGATGTTGTTTCAACTACAGCAGAGGTTACAGCTGGTGTCGTAGATACAGTTGGTAAGGAAGTTAAAGATCAAGCGAAGGAACTTGAAGTTCCACAACCTGATTTTCCTACAGGTAAATTGAAAAACGAAGGATAGTTTTTAAATGGTTGGGACCACTATGCGTGGTCCTAGCTGTCTTAGCGAGAACAAAAAGGGAGGCCGAAGCCTCCCTAAACTGTATTATTCCCAGTTTATATAATCATTAACTAGTCCATTGTACAAACGTGAACACTATATAAAATATACCTAGTGGAACTGCTGTCAATATGACTTGATTCAAAACGGTCAGCCCTTTTCGTAGATGTGACATTATAGCACACCTCCTTGAAGATCTGATAATACTATTATTATTAAGGGCAAAAGTAACGGAGCGGACATAATCGCTACTAATTGAACCGCATCGCAGAAGAGACAAAATGTCTTATCTTCTCTTAGTCTATCAATGTTGGTTTTCATGTGCTTCGCTACTTCGCCAAATGTAGCTGTGGTCATGAAACCTCTCCTATTTTTAATATTAATACAAATTATATAAGGGTATTAATAAAATCAATACCTTATATACCTTATTTATAAAAAAATAAATTTTAATTACTTTTTTAATGTATAAATAATCCTACATGTTTAAAAGGAGACTAACATGACAAAAGTATTTTTACTTTTTTTAAAAGCAGGCCAACTTGGCCTTTTAATAACTTTTTTCATGTTATCATCAGCCGTACTAGCAGACGCACCTACTGAACAAGACTTTTTAGAGCAGGAATTAGAAGCTTTAGATGGTAGGCTTGACGAAACTACAGATGATAATTTAGAAGAAAATAAGGGAGACTGAAATGGCTAAAGGATTAGCATTATTGGTTGTACTATCATTCTTATCTGGGTGTGGAGCAAATATATCACTTACTGCTTCTGTACCAGAAGGAAAAGACTTAGACGTTACAATCAAAACTTCTGAAACACCGGGAAAGTAATAAGCACCGGGAAACCTCAAGTAGATTTCCCCACAGGTGCATTACAATAAACGGTCCTATAGGTGCTTGATTTATGCCCCTAAAGGAGTTAATATAAATACTAATATGAAAAAGAAACTACCAAAGAACAGGAATCCTGTCGCCAAGTTTGCTAGAAAGTATAACAAGGCCAAGGTCTTTTTGGATAGAACAAAGTACAACAGGAAGAAGAAAGTTGACGTTGATCTAGAAGAATAGTTTCTTAATAGTAAAGGGAGAATTTACATGAACATTAAATGGAAATTATTACCGATATTATTTTTTGGAATGTTAGGGTTTACAAACCCAGTGGAAGCGGATGAAAATGAAATCAGATGCTTAGCAGAAAATATATATTTTGAAGCTAGAAGTGAATCTACAGCAGGAAGGATTGCAGTAGCGCTTGTAGTATTAAACAGAGTAGAGGATAAAAGATTCCCTGACTCTGTATGTGGTGTTGTTAAACAAACAAAGTATTATCCAAGTGGTAGAATAGATTTACACTCATGTCAATTCAGTTGGTATTGTGATGGTAAATCAGATACACCAACAGAGGCATGTTGGGACGAGATATACTTGTTGGCATCAGTAATGATGGGTTGGGAGGCAATTGACTTTACTAATGGTTCCTTATGGTACCATTCTAAAAAGGTTAATCCTAATTGGGCACCTCATTACCAACAAACAGTTAGTATAGATAACCATATATTCTATAAACCAGTTGACTAAAGGTTAAAAAGAATCTATAATAGCACTATGTTAACCGATTTACCTAACATAATGATTACAGGCGGTTGTGGGTTTATAGGGTCACACCTAACCCACCGCCTTTTGGATCAAGGATTTTTTGTCCATGTCATTGATGACCAAAGGCAAGGCAAACAGGTATGGAATCATGATAATGTAGAATATCATACTTGTGATGTTGCAGACTTTAATCCTCATGATGCATATATTGAACCCCCGCAAGCTATATTTCATTTAGCAAATACACCTAGAGTTAGAAGAGCTTTAGAGTATCCAACCGAAACAATTAAAAACAATATAGGAACAACTGCAACAGTTGCTGATTGGGCTAGAACTTTTAATTGTAAATTATTTTTTGCTACTTCTTCTAGTACACAATACAAAGAAGCAGCATCAAATCCATATACATTTAGCAAGGCAATGTGTGAACACATGTTGATGCTATATCGAGATCTATACGGTTTAGATTTTGTATTAATGTATTTTTATAATGTGTATGGACCAGGAGAGGCAGACTATGGACCTTATAGTACTGTTATTAGAAAATTTAAAAAAGATTACTTACAAGGCAATCCTTTAACAATATTTGGCAACGGAAAAAAGCAGAGAGATTTTACTCATGTTAATGATGTAATACAAGGTTTATTACAACTAATGGTAGATCAAGATGCACCTTCTGTTGTTCATTTAGGAAAAGGATTTCCACAAACTATTCAATCTATAGCAGACAATTTTAAATGTCCTGTTGTATATGAATTTGACAGACCAAGTGAAGCATTGACAACCCATTGTGAAAATCCTTATATAGAATGTCCTAATGATGTACATTCTTATTTGGAACATTGGGTAAAGGAGAATAAAACAAATTATGACACCAAAGATCGTAGTGGACAACACAATAGAAATGACTGAGAAAAAGGTTAGTGATGTATTCCTTATTACAAAGGAATTTCATACTTCGACTGAGTTTTCACAGTATATAGAAAAGATGGCATATAATACAGGCTCGCCTTGTATGGATATGGTGGTTGATTATTGTATTAAAAAAGACATTGAAATAGAAAGTATGTCTAAATACTTAACAGCATCTTTAAAAGAAAAAATTAAAAATGAAGCATTGGATTTAAATTTGCTTAAAGAGAAGAGACAAACAGAAAAACTTTTATAGGAGATATTATGGCAATTATGAATTATGGTGGCTCATTACGATATGACATGCACGGCAGAAAAAGAAAAAATTATAAAAAGAATAATCCAACAAAAAAGATTAACACTACTAAAGCAGGAATACCTGCAGTTACTAGACCTGTAACTAATGATACATTAGAACAACATAAAGAACATATAAGAAAATATCCTTCTATGCCTATGGGTAGTAGTGCGTCAGGCAAAGGTACAAAGAATCACACTTGGGATATGGAAAAGAAAGAGATTAGTTCTGGTTATACAATTGCACCAGCATATAACAAGGGTGCATATCAAGTTATAGGAAAAAGTAACATAAAAGATATTGGTAAGTAATGGACCCATTTGATGTTTATAAGATATACTTAGCACTCAAGTTACATTTTACAACAGAGTCTTATGATATAACAAAACATAAGTTTGCAGCTAAAGGTAAAAAAGAAACTTTCCTAAAGCGTAAAGACTTAATGGTTTTAAGGAAGTTAGCAAGAGACCATAGAAGACAAGAAATAATAGATATACTTGTTTCTAATTTTGTAAGTGGAGATCGTTGGGGAGGTATGTTTGATGCTGAGGCATTGGAAACATATAAAGTATGGAAAAATAATAAAGAGAAACGAGCTTACACATTTGAACAAGATTTACATGCCATTCAATTAAGAATGGAAAAGGACAATATAGAAGATGCTACAGTTGATAACCAGCATCCTCTAATATTGAAAATGCTATTAGGAAAACAAATAGCACTTGAAACAGTCGTTATATTTAATAAGGCGATTAATTTTATTGATGATTATAATGATGATCTTATATTAAAAGATACATGTTTATTGGTAAGGAAATATAGTCCTTTCGTAGTTAAAAATACCAAAACATTAATAGAAGAACACTTAGGTCTTATAAATAATATTGCAAGAACTAGAAATAGTTCTTATACAAAAATATAACGTAAATACAACGCAATACAAGGAGAATATATATGTCGTTTAATACACTTTCAGACCTCAGAAAACAAAGAGGCAACTTCGACAACTTGATGAAGGAAGTCGAAAAAATCTCAAATCCCCAATCAAACTTTAAACAGGATGATGGCCGGGAATGGAAACCCACAGTAGACAAAGCAGGAAACGGTTATGCCGTTATCAGGTTTTTGCCTGCACCTCAAGGCGAGGATATGCCATGGGTTAGAATTTGGAATCATGGATTCCAAGGACCTGGTGGCAAGTGGTATATTGAGAACTCTCTAACTACTTTAAACAAACAGGACCCTGTTTCAGAATTAAACTCTGAACTATGGAATTCTGGTGTTGAAGCGAACAAGGAAATAGCTCGTAAGCAGAAGAGACGTCTTAATTATTATGCTAACATTATGGTTGTTGAAGATAAATCTAATCCAGAAAATGAAGGACAAGTATTCCTTTATAAGTTTGGTAAAAAGATCTTTGACAAAATTAAAGATGTTATGCAACCTCAATTCGAAGATGAGCAACCAGTTAATCCTTTTGATTTCTGGGAAGGCGCAAACTTTAAATTGAAAATCAGACAAGTTGAAGGCTTTAGAAATTATGATAAAAGTGAATTTGATAGCCCTTCAGCCATAGCAGAAGATGATGCTAAAATTGAGGAACTTTGGAAAACACAACATTCTCTACAAGAGGAAGTTAGTCCAGAAAAATTCAAGACCTACGAGGAATTGAAAACTAAACTGGATATGGTTCTAGGTAGTGCTAGTAAAGTTCCTACAGCAGAGTCTATTTCCAATACAACAGGAGATGCTGAGGACGACCATTTTATGGAAAAAGTGAAACAAGTCCAACCAGTATCTAATGTCGATACGTCTACGGATAGTGATGATGATACTTTATCGTATTTCAAACAACTAGCTGAAGACTAGCTTAAAACTTAAAGTTTTTGGAGGCCTCGTATGAGGCCTTCTTTTTGTCTGATATAAATAATGTTATGGATGTTAATATAATTAATCTTTTTGAGTTTCCTATATACCATATTCGTGATTTTGCACCTGAATATAGAGAAGCCTGCGCATCCAATATAACTAATCAATACAAAGAGCGTGCTTACTATGTTGACAATAATCCTATAAAAGGAGAGTATTGGAGACGTATAAGTTTATATGATGAAAAAGGTGTACATGCACATACAAAAGGATTAGATGGAATACAAGGAATTCCTGAATGGTCTACTGTTAAAAATCAAATAAAAGAACACGCAATTGATTACTTACAATATTTTACAGATTTAAAAAATCCAGTATTACTTAAATCATTAAAAGAAGATTGGACAGATTATTCTTGGTGGTCTTGTTATGTAGAAAATAATGACTATCCTTGGCATCACCATGCCAATATGTTTTTTACTTCATGTTGGTTTATACAACACGATGAGAAACATGCACCATTAAGTTTTAGAAGTCCATTACATAGTATTTTAAATGGTTGGGTACCTGGAGATTCTAAACTGAAAAATGAAGTAGTTATAAAACCAGAACAAGGAGACTTGTTAATATGGCCAGGTTGGTTGGAACATGAAGTACCAGGACCTGATGCATATATATTTTATAACAAAATGGAACAGGGTGCCAGTAAATGGCAATATGACCCTGATACAATTAAATACGATCAGTTAAGAATAACCCTCACATGTAATTTAGGAAAGTTACATGATTCTTTAACTACAACCACTAGGGAAGCAATATGAATAAACAAGAAGTTTACGAACAATTAAAAATAGACGAAGGAGTAGTTTATGCCATCTATAACGACCACCTCGGGTATCCCACCTTTGGAGTCGGTCACCTTATCACGGAAGGTGACGAGGAACACGGAAGGCCAGTTGGAACTCCAGTTGACGAAGAAAGAGTCAGGTCGTGTTTTGACCGAGACCTTGACATTGCCATTGGAGAGTGTTCAGCTTTATACGGAGAGAGGGAATTTGGAGAACTACCCGATCCAGTCCAGCAAATCTTGGTTAATATGATGTTTAATATGGGACGACCAAGACTATCTAAATTTAAAAAAATGAATTCAGCTATAGCAGAAGGGGATTGGAAAACTGCTGCTGTAGAAGGTAGAGACAGTCGCTGGTATAAACAAGTAACTAAAAGAGCTGAAAGATTAATGTCTAGATTGGAACAGGTCTAACCTGTATATCTCATATCTTGATATCTTTGGATTGTACTATCTGATGTTCTAACTGTACCTGGATTTATTAATACATTTTCAGGAGGAGTAGTTGAACCGTTGTTATTAGTAATATTATTAATAACATTACCGGCAGCTGCTGCACCGGCACCCATAACACCATCTCCCATATAATCTAGTGCTGCTCCTGAAGCAGGTTTAACCATATCCTTTTCATCTACACCTGGTACTGTCCTTCGACCGAGCTCTTTCTGCAATGTAGACATTCTCGCTAATGCTTCACCAGCACTTACTGTTTCACCATCGATGGTACCTGATCCTACAAAGTCAGAATCAAGAAGTTTACCTTCATTTAGCATTTGACCTTGTAAATCTTGGTCTGCGAATAGCCTAACCTTTTGGGATACCACAGTTGAATTCTGAAGAGGATTTTTCTTCATCTCTGCTGATATCCTTTCATTAACTAGATCGTGCTTCCTTTGTTG